CCGAAGGCAGGGTAGCTTAAAGTGATTTACTTCATTAACATAAAGTTGTTTGCACCTTGAGTGATCAAACATCTTTCAGATAAGAAGTGAATTTGCATTGCGTCTAAAGCAGATGTAGCAGCTCCAACTGAACCAGTAGTCCAAGTCTTCATTCTACGATCATCTGTTTGAGAAGCTCTGTATCGAACGTGTAAGAAAGGACGCTTAAGGTTCTTTCCTAATTGCTGATCGTATACAGTTGAAGTACCAGCAGGAACAATAACCCCACGGATAGCATTAGCACCAGCAGCAGCATTAATACCACCACGAGTAGCTTTGTCATTTAAGTAACGGAAGTCAGACTTATAGAAGTCGTAAGATCCTCTTCGGAATCCAGAGAAACCTAAGTTTAAAGCCATATCTTCGTCGTTCTCAAATACACCGTAAGATGTACCACCAGCGCCGTAAGAGTTCATTGAAGCTAACATATCGTCAAATGCTAAAGATGTAGCACGATTAACGAATAACATGTTTTCTTCAATAGCACCTTGAGAGTCAAACTCAGCAAGTATTGCATCAAACTCTGCTAAATCAGTTGCAGCATTAACACCAGTTACACCAGTAGTAATATTACCTCTTGATTCGATAGCAGCGAATAAACCTTCAGTACCAGTTGGTTGACCACCTTGGCCAACTGCTATAGAGTTATCAGCTAAAGATGTTCCAGCTTTTTCACCTTCTAACATAGACATCTCTAAGTAGTCGTTGAAACGAGCTCTAGTATCAGACTCAGCTTTCAAGTACCATAAGTACCCTGACTGTCCTTCTTCACCAGTAATCTCAACCCAACCTATACGAGATGTATCAGATCCTGATACTTCGTAGTAGTCTTTTAAGATGATTGGCTTGTTAGTAAAAGTTTTGAACGATGGTTCGTTAGCACCTCTAGATTCGTTGTTAGTAGTAGTACCAGCTTCGTTTGTATAAGCTTTAGCTTTACCAAACTCAGAACCGTAAACTAAAACAGTTGTAGCTAAATTAGATGTTGTTCCAGTTAAAGTGTTAGCTCCGTATGGTGCAAAAGATATAACATCTTCAGCTACTTTAATAACTATACCTTTAACTACTCCATTAGTAGCATCTGCTACAATAAGAGTATCGTTAACTCTAATGCCGTGCTTAAAGCTTCCTGTTGCAGCGCCAGAACCTGAAATACCATTAGTAGTATCTGAAACAGCTCCATCGATGTCAGATTGTATTTCAATAGTAGAAGTACTATCTAAACCTCCTGTAGTAGATGCAACTTTTCCTTTGTAAGATAAGTGCAGTCTGCCTTGTTCAGACCATATAACTTGATCAGAAGTCATAGCCTCTTCTGCTCCGATTTTAGATAAAAAACCTGAAATGGTACGAGGACCAAATACTTCAGCTTCTTTTTCCATTAGATCAGGCAGGTATTGTTGCGACCAATTTACATCAGACGCAGTAAAGTCTAAGTAGTTTGATGCTAATGCTTGCTGCTTTGGAGCAGGAACACTATTCAACAAACCACCGGGATTTGAAATTGCCATTTTTAATTTATTTTAAATGGGTTAATAATTAGTTTCTTTTCTTAAATTTAAACGAAGGCGTATCATCACCTAAAACTTTTACTTTAACTCCACCTGTGCTTTCATTACTAAAAGACTGTCTAGCATCCATGTTTACATTTTTTGCATTAGCAACAGAATTTTGTATAGCATCAGCTTTACCTTGTTCGTAAAAGTGTCTAGCAATAACATCTGGATTCATAGCAGCATATAAAGCTTTGTGATAACCTTCAACATCTTTAATAGTATTATCTTTGTTTAAAAACTTATTAATAAAATTATTGATGTCACTTTGTTTTCTTGCAACTTCACTTGGATTAGGTACTTTAACATTTAATTTTTTACCATCGACATTGTATTCAAAACCTTTGAAATTGTCGTTTAAAACTTGATTAGTTTCGTTGATAAAATAATCAGAACGTTCTTTCGCTAATTGCTCCTGTGTTTCCGCTTCTTCGTTATATTGATTAAAGAACTGTATCGCTTCTTGCTGCTCTGCAGTAAGGTTTGATCCAGCTTTAATCTCATCGTAATACTTAGACTTTTGCCCGTCTAAATAGGCTTTAGCCTCTGCAACCTGCTCTTTTAAGGCTATTTTCTTTCTTCTAACTTCTCTTTCTTCATCAAGCTCTTCATCGAACTTAAAGTTTTCTTCCATGAGAAATTGTCTTTCCTCAGCATCTAAGTGAGGTTTAGTTGTTCTATAATATTCGTCAAGCGCTGTTAGATTATCCATTTCGTTATAATCTCTATTCAACTTAACGTAATCTTCTACGCTTCCGCCGGTATCGTTAACAAAGTCAACTAGCTTTTGTATATTTTCTGGTAATGCCTGACCAGTGACAGCTGACTGCTCTATAGCTTCGTTTGCTGCTTCAACAGTATTACTTACTTCTTCTTGGACGCTTTGTTCGGCAACTTCTTCATTTGTTGCTTCGACGTTTTCTTCGCGTACTTCTTCGCTAGCTGCGGATTCGTCGCGAACAGGTACCTCATCTGTGTTTTGCTCCTGAACGGCATTTTCTAATTCATTTACTTTGTTCATATCAAGAACAATAGTACCATCATCTTTATAAGACACTGGAGACTCTTGTTCTACTACTTCTTCTTGTGGTTGCTCGTCTTGCGGTTGCTCCACTTGTTCTTCAGCAGTCTCTACGCCTTGAACTTCTTCAACGTTTTCATTTTCTTCCATAATATAAAATATAAGTTAATAGTTATCTAGGGTCAAAGCCACCTAAGCCTATACCACCACCAAGTATATCATTACCTGATGACTCAAAGTTTTTAGGTGGTGCACCTGTTTTTCTTTGCTCTATAAGTTCGCTTTGTTGACTAGCTTGTATTCTAGTTCTTTCATCTTTACGATCTTCTTTTTCTTTTTCTTTATTACCAGTCTTATCAAGATCCATTTGCTTTAATCGCATGTTAATCTGAAACTCATGATCCATAAGTTCTTTTTTAACATTGGCTTCATGACTAATAAGCTCTGTTTTTGCTTGCGTACGTATTTGTTCAAGCTGCGCGTTCATTTGCGTCATAGCTTGTTGCTTTTGTACTTCTGCTTGAGCAGCAACTTGTTGTGATTGCGCGTTGGCTTCAGCTTGTGCTTTTATGTTTTCTTGTTGACGTTTTTGATCGTCATCCATTTTTTTCTTACGTCTAATCTTTAACATTTGATTAGCAAGTCTAACATTTTTAATCTCACGTAAATCTATAGCATCAGATAAATCTATACTATTTTGCTGTAGCGCTTGCTGTATATTGTTTTCAAGTAATTGCTTTTCTTCTTCATCAGGCGATAACTCTATAAATATACCAAAGTCATATAAATGTAAATTAGCCATTTCTTCTAACGTGCCAACGTTATGAGCGCCTATAGCTTGTATAAAAGCTTCTTTTGTTGGTGAATATTCTATAACATCAGATATTCTAAGAGATAAACCTTCAGCTACAGATTTTGTTAAAAATAATCCAGCTTGTAGTATATGTCTTGTTGCTGTATTACTATTTGCAGCCGCTAGCTTTTGTACGCCAACTAAAGCGTCTTTTGAAGGTGTGCTACCATCACGAGCTTCGTTAAGTCCGGTAGTATCTCTAATCATTTGTAAATAATAGTTGTATGTACCTATTAGACTTTGCATTTTAGCACCACCATTACCACTTTGTATTTCTTGTATTGGCACTCTACCTGGATTACCTTCGCCAAGTTCGTTCATTGATCTACCAATAACACTACCTGTTTGAAAGAACATGTTTAAAGCTTCTTGTGGATTATAGTTTGTACCGTTACCTAAATCTATTTCAGCTAAACCATCAGCATCTAAATAAATACCATCAGGTATAAGTCTTGACATAACTTGCTGCAGCTTTAAATGTGTAAGCTGTATCATATCAGCAAAACCAGTAATACGTCCAACTAAGCTTTCTATACGACCATTATACATACGTGGAGCTACAATAGAGTAATTCATTTTTACTTTATTAAAGTCACTTTTAGGTCTCATCATGTTATCGACTTTTTGCCATTGTATAAGTATGTCAGTACCTATTATAAAAGCGCCTTCAAATAAACACTCTACAGTTTTTTGTAGCTTTGTAAAATTAACTTGTACATCTTCAGGTGGATTAAAAGTATCATCTTTTTCTATAACTTTCATAGCACCAGTTGCAGTTTCTTTTACCTTGTAAGTATTGTTCATATATGTTTTATAATTAAAATATAAAACTTGAACTTTATTGTTATCTGTTTCTCTACCGTAAGAGTATTTTCTAGAATATCTACCTGAAGTTTGATTATTAGAATTTATTATTTTCTTTATTTCATCTTCTTGTAAATCTGGAAACTGTTTAACAAGCTCGTTGATAGGTACATCTTTAACTTCACCTACGTAATATATATCTTCAAAATAAGGTGAATCAGTGTATGAATATACTAAATCCGCTGGATCAACATATTCTACTATAGCGCCTTCTGATGTGTTAAAATTAGTTTTTACAGCACCAATACCTAGTACTGTTAAATCATAATTAACTCTTTTTCTAATTAAATCGTAGTTGCTGCCTTGTAATAAAACATTGATAGCTTGCTCTTCAGCTAGTTCTACTGCTTGCTTGTAAGTTAATTGCATGTGTAGCTCTAGCTCTTCTTCTGTTTCTGGTAATTTATCTTCTGGAACTGTAGCTAAGTCTACATTAAACGTATCTTTATAGAACTTATTAAAATCTTTTGTACGCATTTCATCTAGCATACGTTGCATATAGTCAGTTCTTTTCTGTACGCCATAAGGATCTTGCGAGTGTGCTTTTACATCAAAAGCTCTTTCACTCATACCGTTTACAACGATGTCTACAAACTTAGGTATAATAGGTACAGGCTTCCAGTCTAAGTTTAAATAGCTTAAATCACCGTTTACAGAAAGCTCATCTTTATATTTCTGTATACCTTGCTCGCCTCTTGCGTATAATCTTAGCTTGTGAAATGTATTTTTATTATTATAATATCTACTACTAGAGTAGTTGTTACCCATAGTGTTTGACTCAAACCACTCTTTTTCTATAGCTTTTGCTATTTTTAAACCATAGTCAGGTAGTATTTTTTCTAAGTCGCTAACAGCTTGACTAGGAAAATAATTTTTATATACTGATTCAGCCATATTTAATTTTTAATTATTGTTGATGAATAACCATCATTTTTATATCTAGCAATATTTATATTTACTTTTTGTCTTTCTACTTTAACGTTAGGAGCGTACAAATGTCTATTGCAACCCATTATAGCTAAACCAGAACTTATAGAAGCATCAAACTTTGTTCTTCTATTTATATCAAACTTTGCCCAGTCATTTAATGTATCGTTAAAATACATTGACCCATATCTACCATCTTCTATGTGACCAACATGATCGTTAATATACATTTCAATAGCAGCAGCATGGGCTTGCTTTATATCTTCGCTAGAGTTTGGTATACCACCAACTTCTTTTTCAGCAGTTGATAGTTTATTCCAAGTTCTATCAGGTCTATTCATACTAAAACCTCTGTAGCCTCTACGCCTCAAGTAGTATAATAATCTTGGTTTGTTATTCTCTGCTAGTATTGGCATACCATAAAACACTAACGCCATTAGTACATCTTCAAAAAATATCTCTGCGGTTTGTGGTCTTGCTATATATTCTAAAAAAAACGAGTTAGCAGGAGAGTCTTCCATACTAAACTTAGTTAATCCATGAAGAGATCCGTTGGATCCTCGACCATCAACAGTACCGCTAATATCATAACTATCGCAGCCAAAAGCGCCCATGTGTTCGTTTGCAGGATATTTAACTCCATTTTTTATTATTACTTTATTTTGTAAATGTGGTTGAGGTGTCCAAGATATTTTAAATCTACCTTGTGGATTTGGGTGGAATATTACATGGGTATCTTTAACTCCGTTAGCCCACTGAAAATTACCAGTATTAATTACAGCTGAGCTAGTTACTCCTTCATTATAATCTATTTGTTCGTATATTTTAACTAAATTAAATATACTATTTTTTGTTTCATCTCTAAACGCATGCTCTTCAGTTCTTGGAAATTGCCTGTAAAACTCGTTTAACGCGTCTTGATCTGATTTTAATCCTTCAACTTCGTTTTGCCAATGATCTATTACACCAATATCTATTAATTCACCGTGTGGTCCGTATACATCATCGCTAGGGTTATTAAATGTAGGTTGTCCGTATTCGTCAATAAATCCTTCAAAGTTCCATTCCATTGGCATAAACAAAGAATATAAGCCAGACTTTGTTTGTCCATTTTTATTTCTACTTCTGACATCTGAGTCATCGTATAGTTTTTTAAAATTATTACCTCCTTTATCTAGCGAGTTACTCGTAGATCCCATCATACACTTACCAACAATACGAGCACCTAGTCTTAAACAAGTTTTAGTTACTCGCCAGTTGTTTAAAATATTATCAGGTCTTTCCCACTTACCACTTTCATCGTGTACTAGCAGATTAAGCTTTTCACCATCGTAGCTGTTATCACCTGTGTTTTTCCAATCAATAGTAGTATCAAGTCCAACCAGCTCTTCCTGCTTTTCGTTTGCAGTAATTTTTTTACGCGTAAACTTACTTGCAGGAACCCTATAAGCAAGTTCACTTTTAGGTCTGTCCATACCGTCTTGTATCGGTTTA